CCGGACATCAATCAGGAGATTTACGGCCTGCCGGGCTACCTGTCTGCCATCCCGTCGGCGCTGCTGAACGAATCGGCTACGCTGTTCCGCCGCAAGTATTACCTTAACGGCAGCCATGCGGGTTTCATCATGTACATGACCGACCCGGCGCAGAGCCAGCAGGACGTGGATAATATCCGCAGCGCCATGAAAAGCGCGAAAGGCCCAGGCAACTTCCGCAACCTGTTTATGTACAGCCCGAACGGCAAAAAGGACGGCATCCAGATCATTCCGCTGTCAGAAGTCGCGGCAAAGGATGAATTCCTGAACATCAAAAACGTGAGCCGCGACGACATGCTGGCCGTGCATCGGGTTCCACCGCAGCTGATGGGGATTATGCCGAATAATGTTGGGGGGTTTGGTGATATTGAAAAGGCCAGCAAGGTGTTTGTGCGTAATGAGCTCATGCCATTGCAGAGACGCTTTGAGGAACTGAACAGCTGGCTGGGTGAGGATGTGATCCGCTTCGCACCATACAGTCTCGACTTAACTGGCGACGATGCAGAGTAAGGTTAAGCGCCTAAGGGCGCTTATTTTTCACCCAGCCATTTTCCGGCTTTTGCAGAATCAATCAGTAGCTGAATAGTAAGTGGTTTCGGCGCATCACCATAATCGGGAAAATAATAAGTGAAGTTGATATCGGAGGGTTCAATATCGAATTTTTCGGCGAATTTCTCCATCAGATCATAAGCATCCAGTGGGTCCATGCGAAAATCTTTATTGAGATCGGTATCATGGCGCAGCTGAAAGCGGCGTAAGGTAAATAAGCTTCGACCGTTATAAGACTCAACAAGATCAAAAACAGCCTGCTCAATATCCTCAGTTACCATATCCTGTCCTCTTTACTAACGATCCTGTTGTACCGAACCATAGCCTGATAACTAATTTGGGCTACATCAGTGGCTAGTACAACCCAGCCGACCACAGGGATTGTACGTCCGGCAAAAGTCGCCAGTCGTTGCGTCATTAGCTGCTTTATCCTGAATGGGTTGCCGGGTTTGGGGGAATGAATCCATGTCGGCAACTTGAAAGGTAACATTATTTCTTTGAGCAACTTCCGGGAATATGTCGATGCATAACTGGTACCTTTGGTTGCTCCCCCAAGCTTACCTTTAACTTCAATTTGATTGCTGCCAGCATAGATTGCAGCTCCTGCGATGACATCTTTTGCCCCAGTGAAGTGCTCTGCAGTCACATCAACCATAATCCAGAAGAACAATTCTCCTGCACTCAGATTAGCCAGCCCGCCGTAAAAATACGTTCCGTTTAACTGCTCTGTCGTGTCCATCCCAATTCCCTGCGCTGAGATCCTGACCTAACCATAAACCCATCTTCGCCACATTACCACTCGCCAGAGCGCCACAGCGGCATTCTGCGAGGTGCTGTCTTTTTGCCCCTCTTTGGTCAGTCACACCTCAGCGACGCGCCAGTGGCCCGGAAATTGCGGCCGTTTGTGACCTTCCGGCACCCACAGCGCGCGCTCGTAGCCCCGCCACGCCTGCCCGCTTTATGCAGTGGTTTTCATGCACCTGCATGACATAAACAAAAGCCCGCCAGTACTGGCGGGCCGGAGCATTAAAGATCCTTTTGAGATCATGCGATTTCATGCAGCATAGTCATGCACCTCATTGTCACTCTTGGGAATTTTTCCATAGCGAAAACTCCTATGCTAATGCGCATGATAAGTAGCTTATTAGTGCATACTCTAGAACTTACAGACATTCGGCAAGGCTACAAAGAGTATATTTTCCTAACAAAAAAAGGCTCCTACAAGGAGCCTTTTTTCATAAGCTTGACCCGTCCTGAATAGTGTTGACACATTTTCCCGATGTTTTAAGGAGAATGTGATGAAACAGTATGTTAAACGTACACAACGGGACTACTCTCTGTCCTTTAAACTGGCTGTCGTTGAGCAGGTTGAAAAAGGCGAAATGACATATCGTCAGGCTCAGGAGCGCTACGGTATTCAGGGGTGCTCCACCGTTCTGAAGTGGCTGCGTAAATATGGCCAGCTGGACTGGCAGTCCCCGGCACCGCGCAGCGCCCGTGGAGGACTCATGACAAAATCCCTTCCCCTTACGCCCGAACAGCGAATCAAAGAGCTGGAGCAGCAGCTGGCCGAATCCGAAGTGAAGGCGCAGTTCTTTGAAGCCGTCGTGAAGGTCATGAACACCGAATTCGGCGCCACGCTGACAAAAAAGCAGTTAGCTTCCTTATCGCGCAGACAAAAGGGCCCCGGCTGACCGTCGTCAGGGCCTGCCGGTTTTTAAAGATAAGCCGTCAGGCCTGGTATCAGGGATGTCAGCGTGAGCAGCGTAAGGCAGAACAGGCCAGCCGCATTACTGAAGAGGTGCAGACCCTCCGGATGCAGCAGCCGCGGCTGGGCACCCGCAAGCTGCACCACATCCTCAGCGGGCGGGACGACGCCGCGCTGCATATCGGGCGTGACAGCCTGTTTACCGTCCTGCGGCAGGCCGGCCTGCTGGTGCGTCCGGTCAGGGCTTATCATAAAACAACCCAAAGCCATCATCGTTTTTACAGGCACCCCAATCTGCTGAAAGCCGGTCCGGAGCAGGCCGTTATCTCCGGCCCTGAGCAGGTGTGGGTGGCGGACATAACCTGGCTTCCGGTCAGGACCGGCACGGCTTACGTGAGCCTGGTGACTGATGCGTTCTCACGGAAAATAGTGGGTTATCATGTGCATGAAAGGCTTCATACAGAGCACGTGGTGCAGGCGCTGCAGATGGCGCTGAGAAACAGACGCGGCAGGACGCCGCTGATCCACTACTCCGATCGGGGAATCCAGTACTGCTCATCGCTGTACCAGTCGGTGCATAAAAAGCACGGACTCATCTGCTCAATGACGGATGGCTATGACTGTTACCAGAACGCGCTGGCGGAGAGGGTTAACGGAATACTTAAAAACGAGCTGCTGATAACCCGGCCGGCGGACATCGTTCAGGCAGGAAGAATGGTGGCGGAGTCGGTAAAAATCTACAACGGCCAGCGTCCGCATCTGTCGCTGAAATACAAAACGCCTGATGCAGTGCATCAGGCGTTTTAACGGCATAACGTGTCAACCTATGCCAGGACTAGTCAGCTATTAAATCAGATTGGTTTTACTACGACTTGTCCAGTCTGTTCAGCTTTCTTTTTAGCTAACATAAAACGTTGCAGCATCTCGTTTTTCTGGGTTTTGATTGCGTCATAGTCAATGTTCAGGTTCATTTTCTCAGTTTTCCGTTCGTATAACATAACAAGCCCCCTCTATGTGAACTGCAAGGTTCTTGGATTTGGAATACCTACTTACTAATCTATCATAAACCTTTCTTAAATCTTCGCTATAGGCCTGAAAGGTCAAAATTTGTATAGCTTCAGTTTCAGCTATCCTGAGAATGATGTCAATCAACGTTGTGTAAAGATAGCGTGCTTCTACAGCAGTTAAGTCTGGCGCTCCCGGAGGCTTATCAAACATCGTATCACATTCTTCGTTATCTTCAGCTTGTACGTTATAGAAGCTGACGACGCTTACAGTAAGCGTTGCAAGTTCATCACCATAAAGATCTGTCAGAAGCTTGCTGTTGCCTTCTTTACAAAAGACTAAACGGAACGTGATCTGTCTAGTGACATCTCCCGAAAAGGTGAAGATTACATCAGTATATCTAAACACCTCAAAACCTTGCAGTTCATCATGCTCGATCTTGTGCGAGTTGCCCGCCATCCAAATATCTCATTATCAAATTAATGACACGTATCTTACAATAAAATTTAATCAAATGTTCAATTTGAACTCTGATTTAAGCAATTCCACACCAAAATCCGTAAACGCATAGCCAACCATACCGTTCCTGCAATCTACCAGTGTTCGGCCATAAGTTAGGTGGTGATATGAGGGCAAACCTTCTGCTGTTTATTGATCATAATTTCGATTCGCACGTTACCCCCCGTCACTCTGGCACTTGCATCAAACGTGAATAGTCATAATTTCTAACCTTGCGCATCAGCTCGTCAGTAAGCTCAGAAACCCACTGAATCGCTAAACGTTTTTCTTCCTCAGAACAATCGCTAGCAGCAACAAGTTTTATAAAAAAATCAATACGCTGCAACTTCATCGACTCTAAAAAATAATCCTGCATATTCCCTCCGCACAATCAACAACTGGTTATACATACAGTATATTATCAATTTTCAAATGTGAAATTATTTTTTACGATCAATAGGCCGTTTTCTGATTTTTTTGCCGAGATACGTGCTTTGCCTACCCATTGATTTTTATCCGGTTACACCACCCAGATGCGATGAAGGCTAGGTCCAGCGACTCCATTTATCATCCTCCTGCAGCCGTCCTTTACTGTAAAAAATGCGCATGCCTGCACCAGAATCAAGGCTTCCCCCGGACAGAAGCAGGTTTGTTTCTTTTTCTTCGCCGGTAAAACCCCTCACCCGCAGCTCTGTAACCAGAAGCGCCCGCTGGTCATCGTCAATTTCCTGTATGTAACTCTGTCGCTGGCGCGGCTTAACCACCCGAAGACGCGCCAGCAGATCCCGGCGCTGTTTTCTGGTCATATTGTCGAAGTCTGCCGGGCCATACAGAGGCGTTTCACCTGGTTCTATAGGTTCAACAGATACCGGATTGCCCCCTGAAATGTACAGTTTTCCATCAGGGGGACAGTTATTGCCACGAGTCCAAGGGGCGCGAGCGCCCTGGTCGGCTGTCGCCTCCTGAACGTCAACGGCCTTACGAACCATTTTCCACTTCGTTGCGTGCGTGCAGATACGGCCCGCCACTAACGGGGACCAGATGCCATAAATGCGGGTGCCGTGATCGCCGTAAGGGGTTGGATCGTCGTTAAGCTCGTAGGCAGTTCTGACGATGTGATGTTTACGTGGAACCAGAACGCCGCCCTGCTTCATGATGTAGGTGGCAAAGCAGCCCACATCTGCAGCGGCCAGCACGGCGTCCAGCTGCGCGTTTTCAAGCACCGGCGCACCGGCCTTTTTATCGCTCTGATTTCTTAGCGCCTGACCGGCAAGCAGGCGCAGTTCCCGGTAAGCCTGGCGGCCTGGAATGCCAAAGAATCGGAACTGCTGAACGCGATGAAGTGACGCCCACGCGCCTACGTTCTCTGCGCTGTCACGCAGTGATTTACCCGTTTCTGCGCTGATTTCATCAGACAGGCCACGGCCATCAATATTTTTACTGACGTATTTAGCGATATAACTGGTCGGTGAACCTTTACGCGGGTTGATCAGCTCAGCTTTAAAGCGTGGCCCGGTGTTGTTGCCAAGTTCTTCACGATCTTCGCGAATGGCAAATTTCCGCAGCAGTGCGGTGACTGAACGGCGTTCCTTTTTGCGCATGAAGCACAGCAGGTGCCAGTGTACGGTTCCGTCATGATGCGGCTCAGCAACCCGCACGCCATACCAGCGCATCCCGGCTTTATGCATGGCCTTGCGGAAGGCAGCAAAGGTATCAACCAGATAATCACTGCTCTGGCGAACGGTGGCCGTGGTCCACTTCGGATTGGGCCTGCCGTTGTTAAGCGTTGCGTGGAAACGCGACGGACAGGTGATGGTGTAAAACACTGCGCAGTCCCCACGCATTTCCGCGATAAGCTCCAGCCCCTTAACGCAGGCCATCATTTCATTACGGCGGTGTGCCGGGTTGCTGTTACTGGCATTCACCACGTCTTCCATATCCAGCGTATCGCCTTCATTGCTGACCAGCTCATGTGAGCGGAAGAACTCCAGAGACTTCCTGCGCTGCTCACGCTTATGAATCACCGCTTCAAAGCTGACGTAGGGGGATGCTTTTTTGTTGACCAGGCAGACAGCGCGCAGCTGCTCTTCACGCCATTCACAACGCAGCTGCCATAACTTGCGATACCACCAGTCCGCGCAGAGCATACGGGCCAGCGAGGGCGGGATCAGATCATAAGGCACGGGCTTGCGACGGCGCTTTTTGCGGCGCAGATGCTCAAAGGCCGGGGGGATTACGTCCAGACGCATCGCTTCAGCCGCAACCAGTTCCCATGCCTGGCGGACCTGCTCCGGCGTCACGTCGTCACTGACGAACAAATGGCCGCTGGCCTTATCCAGACACATGCTCATGTGCGCAGCGACCAGCGTTGATAAACGCTTGACCTGATTCTGGTTCATTTCAGGCAACGCCAGCAGGCCGTCCAGCCCGTCATGACCGGCCATAAACCGGAAGGAGGCTGAAATCTGGCTTTCGCGCACGCGGGCCAGCCGTTCAAGACAGGGGCGGATGGTTTCGCGCAGGTAACGGGAATAAGCCTGCGGCCTGCCGAGATTGTGGAAAAACTTAACGCGCTCCATAAGTGGCTTGCTGATGTGCGAAGGCTGGGCGCTGACATCGGCCACGATAACCAGATCGGGATTGTGTTGCTGCTGTTCGCGGGCCATCTTTGCCCGGCTGACAATTCTGTCCTGCACAATTTCGCGCTGGACAGGATCGCGGGACTCGTTGAAAAAGTAGCGGTCCCAAACCTCATCACTCATTGCCTCACGGCGCTGCTGCTCCTTCTCGTTATCTGCAGCATAAAGACTGATCAGGTTTGAAAGCGCGGACACCGGCGCAACTTCCGCCGGGTCCAGCTGTGGATTGATTGCCTTTTTAGGGGCGTTCCAGGGGTATGCGAAAGCCTGAGTCATTACACCGCCAGACTCATGTGACGCACTGCGATGATTTCGGACGCGCGCTTGCCTTCACCGGCAGCCACGCCAACAGAGCGGGAAGCGCTGATTTTTGTCAGTTCAAATTCGCGGAATATACTGCGGGTAAACAGGTTATCGCTATTTGAAACGATGACCGGGTTACGATCAGATATACCCAGCAGGATGCAGGCCAGTGAGTGCTGATCATCGTCGCTGAACCCATCGGTGTGATAAGCGGTGAATGTGCCGTGATACGGCGGATCGCAGTAAACGACATCACCGGCACGGACCATGCTCAGGGTTTCGCTGTACCCCAGACATTCAAACGTCGCGCGCTGAGCCTTCGCGGCAAACGCTTCGATTTCAGCCAACGGGAAATATGGCTCTTTATAATTGCCGTAGGGACTATTGAATTCACCACGTTTGTTATAACGGCAAAGGCCACGATATCCGTGGCGGTTCAAGTAGAGGAATTGCGCTGCACGTTCCAGCAGTGGCAGCGCCGCGTTGAAATTGAAGTCGTTACGGACCTGATAATAACTCTTTTCCGTTTTATTCTGATTAAAGAGCGATAAGGCCACCACAATAAACGGGCGTGTGTGCTCTTTTATCTGGCGATACAGATTAATCAGATCAGGATTAACATCCGCCACCAGATAGGCCGGATAGTCCGTATTCATCATGACAGCGCAGGAACCGGCAAACGGCTCAACCAGACGATCACCGGCGGGCAGGTGCTTAATCAGTTCAGGCATCAGGCCGGACTTGCTGCCAGCCCATTTAAGGATAGTTTTCATAACGCCGCACCTTTGTAATGTGTGCTTTTCAGCTCACTGATTTCCTTGCAAGTCACGCACAGGGAAACACCCGGCAATTTGCGGCGGCGCTTCTCCGGTATTTCTTCGCCGCACGACAGGCAGATAAACTCACTCGCCCCTGCCGGGCGGTGAGTAGCGTTAGCCAGATTGCGCGCCAGTTCTTCCTGCACGCGCTGCTGTACCATGTCCATTGAATCAGCAATCAGTGCAACTCCTGCGCCTGGTTCTCAAAGCGTTCTGCTTCTTTGTCCAGCAGCTCGATGATTTCTGCCGCTGACATTTCCTGTTTGCGGGCATGAATGGCCAGTGCGGCCAGGCGGATAGAAACGGACAGTGCATCATCTGAACGCTGCTCAGTTTTTGCCTTGCTCAGCAGGGCATTAAGCGCGTCGTCATCAGCTTTAAAATTACGGGTCTGGATATTTCGCATTTTTCTTTCTCCTGAATTCGGGCAATAAAATGCCCGGCGGGTTTACGCCATTTAATTTTGTTGGGTTAATTAATTAGGTAACGTCAGATTCTTTGGAAATAAACTCACGACTGCTTTTAAGTGATTCATTGCGCTAATCAGCGCCGTTTTTTCGTCACTCGTCAGTTCACTGAAATCAACGCTGTGACGTTCTTTGCTGATATTTGCCAGGAAGAATATTGCGCTCAGTGCGCGGCCATTTTGTTCAGCCTGGTGATCGCGCTTATTACGCATATCTTCGATAAAGCGTTTGAGTTCATTGCTGCAATCGCCGTACATCATGGTGCGAAGCGCAGAAATATGATTAAGCGCACTGGCACGCTGCCCCGCATTCATCTGAACAGTGATACTTTCAGCTTTGTAACCCATGATTCTTTCCTCTTACCCGTTAATCCTGCCAGCAGTTCGGCCTGTGAAATTGCCGGGTGCCAGCGTCTGCCCTTATCTGCCGCAATCCAGCCGTGGCCGTATGCGTGGGACGGGCTTTGCCGCCGAAGAAGCGGAGCCACAGAAAACGTCATATTTCACACCATTCCTATGGATGCACCGATACCGCTTAACACATCAGCAGTACCTGACAGCGCAGGATTAGAGTGAACTCTCGCCTGAACTGCCATTGCGGCCAGAGTGAGACAGCGGATACCTGCATGCACGTTCTGAACCAGACCACGGCGGCAGGTTGCTGTTAATTGCTCCTGGCTCACTACACCCGCAGCTAACTGCCCTACTTCGGCAGTGGCTTTCAGGACATAAGCTGGAAGGTTTTCCTGAGCCATTTCGTTCACCGGCACACACGGCAGGCAATGCAGCTGCGCCAGCGCGCCGTCAATCAGCGTTGCGTCTTCCGTCAGATCGGTAAGCAGCAACATTTCACGAACGGTTAACTGGTGAACCTGTTCAGGATTGAGTTTGTTACGGATGGTCTGAGGATTCAGCCCGGCTTTTTTAGCCAGCTGAATGATGTTGTGCTTCAGTGCAAACGCCCGGCACGCATCATCGAAATGGCTATGTGTGGAGACTCGAAAATCAAACATGATAAATCCCTTTTGCTATCCCAATATGGATGTATCAAGCCTGCATTGTGATTTCGCAGCCAGCAGCGGCTTCGATAGTGAGAGCAACCATGTTGATTTCGATAAGTCCGTTTATGCCTTCTTTCTTTCTGATGGGTAAACGGTTTTCACGGTACATCTGGCGAACGGTGCCTTCCTTGTATCCAGTGCGACGGCAGAACTCTTCAACTGTTATGTAGGGTTCCGAGATCACGAGATTGATTGAAGGACGCATTGAAAGTTTACGAGTCATGATGCAGTATCCTCTGTTGAGTTCTAGCCAACTCTATTAATCACTATTAAGCACGTCTTGATACGACGAGTGAATATTAGGATCACAAATTGGAAAGGTCAACGAAAGATTTTACGAGTCGTAAAGCACCAACTTTACCAGAGGGTGGTAAAGACCCCATTGAGCGTATCGTTCAGGCATATGGTTTTTCATCCAGACAGGCACTGTGCCGCCATTTGAATGTCTCTCAAAGCACTATGGCTAACCGTATAATGCGTGGGAACTTTCCTGCTGATTGGGTTCTGATTTGCTCTATGGAAACCGGCACTTCGTTGGAATGGCTGACTTATGGCCGCGGTGATTCAAACATCACAAACCAGGATAACCCGCCAACCAAAATCGAACTCAAAAAAATCACAAATGGGAATTTTTCGTCATCTACCTTGGTTGAATATGATGCTCAACTCTTACCAAATGATGTTAAAGCCCCCCTTTTAGTACATTTCGAGAAACAGAATTACCTGGTTGATATGACCGCCGCAGAGATCACCGACGGGCTGTGGCTCATTGAGATTGATAAGCTCATAAGCGTTAAAGAGCTTTACCGTTTTCCTGGCGGGCGCATTCGCGTTGAGAATGGAAAAGCCTCATTCGAGTGCAAAGCGGATGACATCAAGGTTTTGGGCAAAGTCCTTGCCCGTACTGAGTATCTTTAAAGGCAAAGCATGGCGATTAGCAAATTACCCAACGGAAAATGGCAAGCTCAGGTGTTCCCGAACGGCCGAGACGGCAAAAGGATACGCCGCCAATTTGCCACCAAAGGCGAAGCGCAGTCTTTTGAGAAATTTGTGAAGGATCAGGCTCAGGATAAACCCTGGCTGGGAGAGAAAACAGATAAGCGCCGGGTAATTGAGCTGGTTGAATTATGGTTCAACACACATGGCATCACCTTGGCGGATGGCGAGAAGCGGCGAACCACAATGGCATTCGCCTGCGAAGCGATGGGAAATCCACTGGCTACCGAATTCAACGCGAAAATTTTTGCGTCTTATCGCGAGCAGCGATTAAGCGGAAAGATCACCCGCTCCACTCGGGTGAAGACGGTTACGCCTCGTACGGTAAATTTAGAACTGGCGTATTTCAGGGCGATGTTTAATGAGCTGCGCCGGTTGGATGAATGGACCGCGCCCAATCCGCTTGAGAACGTGCGCGAGTTTAAAATTAGTGAATCGGAGATGGCATATCTCACAATTGAAGAAATCAGAACCCTTCTCGCCGAATGTGAAAACAGCCGCTCCAAAGATCTGACGACGATTGTGAAAATCTGTCTGGCAACAGGCGCACGCTGGAGTGAGGCCGAAGGCTTGAAGGGAAACCAAATTCGCGCCGGTCAGATCATCTACGTTAAAACTAAAGGCAAGAAAAACCGCGCGGTGCCGATAACTGAAAAATTACAGGTTGAACTGCCATCCTGCAGGAAAGCGCAGGTGCTCTTTAAACCATGTTACTCGGCTTTTAGAAAAGCTATGCAACGCGCCGGTATAGAAACACCTGCTGGGCAGCTTACGCATGTTTTGCGCCACACCTTCTCCTCTCATTTTATGATGAATGGTGGAAATATTCTTGTGCTTCAGCGAATACTAGGGCACACAGATATCAAGGTAACGATGCGGTACGCACATTTTGCTCCGGATCATCTGTCAGAAGCGATTTCATTTAATCCATTGAATCAATTGGAAATATGAAATAAATAGAACCTTCACTGCACAGAAATTCATGATGATCATTTTAAAATAGGTATTTAGTGAAGGAGGCAACATGCCGACTATCGGGGAAAGGGTTAAGTATGCAATAGATCACATGGAGCGAGGTGAGATTTATGCGGCATTAGAACACGCCTGTAATGCTCTTGATGTGACATCACAGCGTTATTATGAGCAAAAAACCAGTAGCAGAAGACACTTCAAAAACATCATAAAAAAATATTCTTGGTTGGTTGAGTTTATGGCTCTTGGCGGAAT